CAAGACAATGCTGTTGCCGATATTGGTTTTACAGCTGCTGGTGAATTAGATACAACAGCTCTTTTGAATCATGTTGGATACCAAAACTTGCTTACTCACTCAGAGCAGTTTGATAATGCAGCATGGCAGAAGACAAGCACAATAGTTGCTCCAAACAGTGCTACTGCACCTGATGGAACATTAACTGCTGACAGAGTAACTGGAACATCGGTAGCGCCCTTTACCTTATTAATACACCAAACCATTACACACACTGTAAATATAGGCGACACTTACACAGCTTCTGCTTGGGTTAGGAACGCCTCCCCAGACTTAAGTTTTAGGCTTGTTAGAGTTGGCGGAAGCTACGAGGATGCTTCGATTCTTGTACCTCAATCATCAGATTGGCAACGGATAAGTGTAACGAGAACATTCACTAATCCACAAACAGGTCTTAGGATTGATTTTATAAATAATACCGTTAGCAATCCATCAATAGAGATATGGGGGGCACAAATCAATCAAGGTTCAACACCTCAGCCATACCAGCAAACAGTAGCTACAGCGTGGACTTCGCTTAACGGATTTGTTGCTACTTGGTACGACCAAAGCATCAATGGTTACAACGCAACCCAACCCACGGCAGGCAATCAGCCTCAAATAGTTGTCAATGGTGTATTACAAACACAAAATAGCCGACCTACACTTGTAGGTAACGGGAATCAATGGTTGGTTGCGGGTACGAGTACAGATTGGACTCGTACCACAGTTGATGGAGCCAACAATGTAGTAGCTTTCCGCACATCAGGGACTAACCTTACTGCAATTATTGGTGCATCTGCACTAGCCTCTACTTTTGGCTATTTGGAAGTTGGCTCTCAGCTTGGTGGGTTTCGGGTAAATACGAGGTCAACGCCATCCCTTGACACATTTGCAGTGGGTAGTGTTACAAGTTTAGCTATTGTTACTGCTACTGCATCGTCTACATCGCTCAATTTGCATATTAATGGAGTAAACCAATCGAGCCTAACAAGTTCAGCCATGATACCATCAGCGCCAACTTCGGGGTTAGTAATTTTCAATAGAGGTACTAACCCCGATACTACTACTTTTGTTGGGGCAATATCAGAGGTAACCATTTTTAAAGATATGATTCTCTCTGCCACAGACCGCCAAACCCTTGAAAGAAATCAAGGCGCTTATTACAGGATTCAGGTGATATAAATGGACAAACAACAATGGATTAAATCTCAATCTCAAGCACTTAACATTACAAATCCCAATGATTTGTGGAGTTATTTACTCACCACTCAAATAGAGATTGAGAATACAGCCCCACAGAATAATGCGCCTAAACTGCCAACCATTGAACAAGCTTTTTCTATAGTGCCTGATGCGGAAGCATTTGCAATATCAGAAACAAGGACTTATGACAGACTCCTTGATGCTTTTAGGCAAGGTCGAATGGACTGGGTGCAACACAACATTACAACCCTCATCGCTGGCGGGATAATGTCACTTACAACTGCACAGGCTTTAGGTGTATTAATGGCAGAAACCGAGCTTGACCCTAACTGGCAACCAACAGTAAAAGTGCCTATGTATGTAGCTGCTGGGTTTCAATCATTGAGCTTAGAGCAGGTAATAGATGCATTACTTTAGCAATCTACTCAAAGAAGCGATCGCACAAACAACACAAGCAAGGGAGCAGCAACCCATACAGCAAACACCACAATGGGATATACCAGCGCCATTGTCATTTGGTGCAGCAGTGTCTTTGGCTGGTACTTTTGGCGCTGTCTTGGCATATTATGTTTACGATCGCCATATCAAACCTAGGCAATACGCTTGGCTAACAAGAATCAAGCGCCCATATCAAGACATGGAAGCGATCGCGAATCAACTCCAAACAATCCGAGGGGAAACAGGTGCGGATCGGGCAGTGCTAATGGAATTAGATTCAAAGCGCGGCACGATGATCGGGATTGCCCAAGAGACTGCGAATAGAGGAATAGCTAAGATTGAGTTTTCAGCAAGAGACAACCAAGGAGATTGCGTCAAAAAGATCTTGCAGCGATTCAATGAGAATCCATTTGTGTCTAGGGAAACAGAAAAAATCACTAATGCGCCTGAATATCAGGGGTTTTTAAATGATTACAATACTAGTTATGTCATCTATTACAAGATCGGCGAAAAGGAAAGCACGTCATGGGTTTTAGCTTTACACTTCCCAGAGTTCGCTTATGCTAATTACGAGACTTCTCTAAACCTAAAATCACAAATAGAACAAATTTGTAGCGTGATTTTTTATCGAGTATTGCAGCGATCGCCAGTCGAAGGATTAATAAAATAATGCCTAGCCATGCCCCTGAAATGATTGGATCGATTATCTACGCTTGCCACAGGTTAGGGATTAAGGTAGTTTGCGAGGGCGTAGAAACAGAACGCCAGCACCAATTTTTGATCGGTGCTGGCTGCGATTTTGGGCAGGGGTGGTTTTATGGGGAACCTAGGGCGATCGCTCAATAAAACACGCTCTTAGCAATTTTCTCCATCATTAGCGGCGGTACTGAGTTGCCAATACCTTTGCGGATAATTTCAATTTTGTCACCCCAAATATAATCTTTTGGGAATGTTTGAAGGCGTGCCAAGCATTCAAGATTTAATTGAATCGTTTCACCTGTTTCTATTAATGCCCTAGGATCGCGATCGCTAGCTTTAATAGTAAATATAGGGTTGTGAGCAAAACGTATAGTATCTGCTCGTTGCTCAGTAGATGACATGACAAAAGGTTTAGTAATCCCCTTTGTCATGTCTTTTTGCCAATCAGCAAACTCACGGCGATCGCACTTTGGGATTAAATCAGCGATCGCCTCATACCATCCGATATGCTTCTTTTTGGGCGGTAGCGATGGGACAAAGCCATTTTTAACAGCAATGAGAATTAAACGGCGGCGCGATTGTGGTACTCCAAAATCAGCAGCATTTAAGACTTGATAATTTACCCAATATCCTTCAGAGTAAAGAGTCTCGATAATATACCCAAAGGCGGTGATTTCATTCTTTTTGGTTTTTGGATTCCATCTAGAAGTATGCCTATAAGCTTCTACATTCTCAAGAGTAAAAAATCTTGGCTGCAAAGTAGAAATAAATTCACAAACTTTCTTTGCACAATCAATATCAAGTTGTTTCTCTCCTTTGTTAGCATTGGCTGGGCTGTAAGATTTGCACACAGGCGACGCATGTAAAACATCAACCTTTTCAAACTTAAATGGATCAGCATCAAGAATGTCCATACATCGCACCGAACCGCCAAAATTAGCATTGGCAACTTCGCAAATTTTAGGATCGTATTCTAAGCCCCAAGCATGTTCTAGCCCTGCTTTTTTGTAGCCTAGATCAACGCCGCCAAATCCTGTAAAAAGCGATCCTTCAGTTAGTCTTGTCATGACGCAACCTCAAATAATGGAAGTTGTTCTATCGCCTCTTGCTTTGCTCCAAACACATCCTCAATCGCCAAATTCACGCATTTGCACCAAATTTTGTAAGGATGGTTTGTCCTTTGCCCAAAAGGATATTTTTTAGATAAAATCCTTCGTAAATCTTTCTCTGTGATAGTCCCGTTCTCGCAATCGCGACGCAATATATTTACAGTCGGGTTAATGATTGCGAGGCTTTTTTGTTCCCATGATTTCATGATGCGATCGCCTCCGATATACTCACTTTCTTCTCTGTCCAATCTCCGCAATCATTAGGAGCCATAAGCTCTCTTTTCAACATCTCTATCGGATGGATCGCGCATAGTTGCCCACTACGTGAGGCGCACGTCCAGCAATTGTGTATGGGTGTAGTCATGGTGGCTCCTAAATAGTTACTGATACATTGCCAAGATGTTTGCAGCAAGCCTTGATTTGTTGCGGGGTGAAGTCGTTACCTAAATAAAATAATGTTTGGGAATGCCTGTTACCTGATTGTTTCTTCTTCCCATCGTTTTTAGGGTTTGTGAACTCAATGCGATGGTTAAAGGTTAAATGACACACAGAATAATTTTGAGCGTCTAAGAACCAATCGCTAGAAGTGTTTGAGTTGCATAATAAAAAGCTGTTGCCTATGTGTGCATAGCTTAATATTTTCTCTACAGCTTTATCCATTTCGGAAAATGGGGGGTTTCCCCATTTGTTGTAGTAATCCGTCAAATCCTGATTTAAAGCGTCATCAGCTTTCGTAAAATAGTGCTTAGCTTGGATGATTTCATTGGCTCTAGCACAAGAGAATATATCTAGATCGAAGCCTCCAACTAGGTCACAAAATGGCTTGACAATGTATAGCGGCGTGTAGTTCTCATCGTTATCTTTATCATCATCGGTGACGACTAAATGCATTGAGAAAAGATTAGGTTGCGTCGCTAGCATTCCACTTCTCCCATTGAAAGCAATTTGTTCCGTCATACTGAGAATATGTCCAACCATTCATAAACTGTTTTATGTCGCACCCGTTGCGATGCTTACAGGTTGAGCAATCTGCGGATTTAATCATTGCGGATTGTGCGCGATCGATTCTTGATGTTGTCATGATGCGATCTCCTTATGCATTTGTGCATGGCGCTTTAGCTCATACTTAGAAATAGCTTCAATCGCTTTTAAAGTAGTTCCAATAGAACTTTCTGCAATGTCCCAATACACCATGTCCCAATACACCATCTCAGAGTAGTTAAGCAATGCAATATATTCTTTTTGTATTGCCACAATCCAAGAGCCAATCTCGCAAATATTGTCAAAATCATCAGCGTCAACTTCGATCGGCTCAAAGTCCCCTTTATGCTTAAATCCTAGGCTGGATAAAGCTAGGTCAAGTTCTTTCTGTGTCATTTTAATTCTCCATGATTGAGTAGATAGATAAAGTGTTGGAAAGCTGCGGCGCGATCGCCTCCATAACAGCAATCAATATCAAGGTTTCCGCCAAGCCCGAAAACTAGCCATCCGTGCGGGGTGTGTGAGATTTGGATCGTCATTTGCTACAGGGTGGGTTTGGAGTTGGATGAGGCGATCGCGGATCGTTGCAAGTGCGCGGATCTTGGGAATAGGCGATCGCCGCCATGGGTAAAACCAAAATTATGATCGCGATTAGAGATATTGCAAATTTCATAATTCATTTCCTTCCATTCTTTAATGAGTATTCGTACAATCGAAATGTATTGATTAATGAGAGTGTTAATGATGGGATCGCCTTTGGCTTGCAAAGTTAGATCCGCGATCGCTTGGGTGTAGGCACTGATTGCCTTTTCATGCCCTGCGATTTGGTCGGTGATAACCATCATGCGGATTGTGGACATGCTGCTAGATTCCATTCCCAAAGTCCTTGCGCTCCTTTGCAAAATACTGGGTCAATAACTTCGATGTTTTCAAGCTTCCAAGCAAAGCGATCAATATCCCAATGCCCGACTTTTTGCTCTAATTCGGAAACTGAGCAGATAACTTTTTCAGTCATTTTGATGCAATTGGTTAGATCTGCGATCGCTACTACTGCTCCAACTGGCAATTTATACCCATCAAGAATCACAGGCTGCAATTGCTCGTATACAGGTTTTGATAAATTCCCAAAGAGATGAATGGTTTGAAAAGGCGATTTGCAATGATTGACTTTTCCTGCATGGATCGCGATTTTGCCACGGTAAGAAGTAGCCCAATGCCTTGTTTCGTATTGTTTTAAACCTAATGCGATGAGACTTGCCCAAGGCTGGTGAATTGTGATTGCTTTCATGCTGTTGCACCTTGTAATTGTTTGATTCCGTCAAGCATTCTTTGATGATCGCCACTGGGTAAGAACTTCCAATCTTGATAAGTAATTCCATCGCGATCGCTACACATCTGCACAGTTTTTTGAATCTTGAGAGAGAGATTCGCGCCTTGGCTTTCTGCTTCTGCGATCGCTTGTTGAATTTCAAGGATTCGGCGATCTCGATCTTCAACTTTTTGGGAGTACTGAGAAGCGATCGCAATGGCTGGGGGCTTCCTTAGACTCTCAACCCAATCGTCATAACTGCGATCGTGTAGCCAATCGCAACAAGCTTGGTTAAGGTTTGTCGAGAAATTTGCTTGATAATCCCTTGCCTTCATGGGTCTGCGTAAACCATCCGCGTCTTTGCCGTTGCGAAGTTGCGTGTTGTGATAAGCGTCGCGCTCTTGGTCTGACATTTCGTAAGCTTTCAGATATGCCTGACCATTGGCGCAATTTTCACGCTGGCAGATAAAAGGTAGGATGTCGCCGCGATCGGGAATTTCAACAAATTCGGTGATGTAAATATTGCTTACTAATCCTGAATCTTGGCAACAAAAACAGCGCACAGGTGGGCTTATTTGCTTGTCTTCAATAAGTTGCGTAGATCGCAGCGTCGCTTTGATTTTGCTCACGTAAATAGCTCTCCCATTGCTCGTATGTCCAGTTTTGTTGCTCGGCAGTCCATGTCATCGGGTTCGGTTTTCGCAATCGAGGGCGATCGCTTTGCGCTTCGTTTTTCGCGCTAGAAGCCTTTGAATTTTTCGACTTGATGTATTCCTCATAAAGGATCTTGATCTCGCCTCTGCGCTTCAAATCCCATTGCCCTGATGAGATATTTTTTGCTGCATCTGCCATGTCTGGCTCCCACTCGCCTTTTTTTGCAGACGGTAGTTTTTGCAGACGGTTAAGCACAAATTCTCTAAAATCAATGTCTTGAGCCAATTTGCCACAGTCAATGTCTTGAGGTTTCCATCGCTGCTCAAATTTTGAAATATTTGAAATTTGAGAATCCACGCGCACACACGAATTATTTATGTGTGGATCTTGTTTGATCTGATCTCCTCTAATCTCTTCTGATCTGATCTGATCTGATCTAGTGGGTGACATTGGCGTGACATCCGCGTGACATGGCGTGACATCTTGGGCTTTAGCTAACTTGTCACGCTCTCGCTGTAAACGTTTGCGCTGTTTTGTAGCTTCGGGATGATCGCTAGGTTTGTCATACTGTCGCTTATCCCAATTTCGGATTAAAATTTCCTCTTGGGAAAAATCTATAAAACCCTTAACCCTAAATTTAGCTTTAAGTGTTTTCCAGTCCTCTGACTGCATTTCAAGCTCAAACGCAATATCATCGTCGTCAAGCCCTGTAATGATTCCGCGCGTTTCAGATTCACTCGCAAGGCATAGCAAAATAATAAATGCGTACCTTTCAGCGATCGGCAAACGCTTGATTTTTGGGTCGTTTCTAAACTCTGAGTGAAGTTTGAACCAAGTCATGGTCATGATCGCCTCCCAATAATCTTAAGGAGCGATACCACTGGCACATCTCGATAATTCTCAGTGAATCGCAGACAGTTGTTTTTTATCTCAACTTCTTCAAGATGCGCGACTTTGTTCCTTGTCAGTGGGCTTAATATCCCAGCTTGGTCTAAAACGTATTTAGCCATTGGATTCGCTCCTCAACTGCTCCAATGTTGGGAACTCTTGAGCGAGTTCTAACTGCTGATCCGCGATCGCGTCGTAACTTCTCAAATCAAGTATTGGCGACGTGCATCGGTTATTACAATCTATCGCTTCGTTTTGGCATACGCCGCCAAGTACTTCGGCATACCGTTGAACGGATTCTGGAAATTCATTTGTCTGTACGTATAGGTCCAACTTCTTGCTTCTCCTTTTTTAAAATTGGTTTGGATACTTCTACTTTTTTGGGAGTAGTAGAAGCGATGCGATCGCGATTCTCAAGAGGTTGAGACATTAGAAAGCGTAGATAACTCATGCCGCCTCTTTGGGTAAGGTGATGGCAATTTGAGTAATTATTTCTCCATCTATAGAAGACAAAAGCTGATTTGCTTGAGCTGTCAAGGTTGCAGACTCTTTATTCCTGCTCAGCTCAGAAATTTGTGACTCAAGATCAGAGATTTGGATTTTGTTGGCAATTTTTAACGCTCCTTCAATCTCTGAAGCGCGATCCAACATTGCTTTAATTTCTGGGGTTGGCGCTGGCTTCTTTTTAACAAACTTGATGGTTACAGATGCGCCGTCAATTTCTGCGACTTTGCCAGTCAGTTTTTTTGTCTCATCACTCGAAAAATGCCAGTCAAGAGCTTCTTGTTGCTTGTTTTTAATAGCAAGAAGCAGCGCTGATTCTTGCTTTTTAAGCTCAATCAATTCAATAAAAGGGCTGATATTAGGCTGCAACATTGTTTTTCTCTCGCTTTTCTCGCTTGGCTAGTGCAAAGGCGATCGCCTTTGCTTTGATCGATTGAATAATCATTATTTTTCTGAATGATAGATGCGGGTAAAAAAATTACGCTGGTGTTGAAGTTCGATTAGCGATCGCTTCTTCGACTAGCATCGCTAAAACGTCTTGCTTTTTGCGCCTTTCAGCACTTGCGATTTTATCGATCAGTTCGTTGAGTGACTCGTACAATCGCACCATAACCGTGGGTTCTGCCATAGATTTAATACTTCATTAGCTTGCATACTAAAGATAGCAAATGTAAACGGCTTTGTCAATCACTTGATCGAAGATTATTTTTTTGAATAATATCGCCCTAAATTAAAAAGCCCCTAATACGCTTGGCAATAGGGGCTTTGGGGTTATTGGCTAGAGCGCGATCGCATGATGTAGACCAGGGCATTAACTTAGAATTGCGATCGCTACTTATTGAGGCGTTTAGCGATCCTGACTTCTTTGCAACTCTGGACAATGAAGAAAAAAAATCGCTGTACAAGTCTCTGATTAAAAAGATTGTTGTACGCGATCGCAAGGTGGTATCGATAGAGTTAAAGATTTAGGAAAAATCATCGCTTGGCGGTATTGGTTGAGCGATCCGCAATTCATCCAAATAAATTTGCAGTTCATCGGGCGTAAGCTGTGCGCGGGTGCGATTCCACCTTTGTAAGCAATGGGCTTTTTTATGGATGTTGAGGCGATCGCACTCTACATCAATCGCCGAAATAATCGCAGATAAATCTACAGGTTCAGTACCTAAAATTAATTCTGTTTTTTTTGCAGATAACAAGCTGCTTGCTTCTTGCGCGATCGCTGGTACAGATTTGAAAACCTCCCAAACTTCGGGGGCGTGGATTTTGTTGTAAAGCTCTTCAAAATCGGGATAGTTTTCAATCTTGGCGATCTTGGCTTTGAGGGCGGCTAGATACTTTGCGGGATCTGGTGGTGCTTTGGGTGCGGGTGCAGATGGTGCAGGTGCAGGTGGTTGCCTGTATTCAGTAAATGCAACTCCGCGATCTGTCTCCACCAATGCGCCCGATCTGTGTGGTCCCCTTGGCTCTGGTTCGCTTGCATAGTTGGATGTGTAGTCAGGATTGTGGCGATCGCTTTGCGAGATATCTCTTGATGATTCAGGCTTTTGATAAGGCTCTTTGCAAGTTATCGAAATTTTGGGCTTACCCTTTTTCGTTTGTCCTACCCATGCCGAAATCTCAATTTTTGCCTCACCATATTTCGCGATTTTTTCGAGCAATTCACGGCTGATTAATAAATCGCCTTTGTAATCTGGGTGAGTCTCGCTTTGCTTGCGATCGTTTTCGAGAAGTGTGCCTGTGTTTGGTTTTTGTTCGTATGCCATGATTTTTACCCGTGAGCATCAATAAATTCTTGTGGACTGTGGACAGCGACAGAATGATCAAGATTTTCAATATCAATCTGACCAATCAAAGAGCCTAATCGCGCCCATAGATTTGCTCTTGCATCACCGCACTCTTTTGCGATCGCTAGCAAAGCGCCTATGCATGGTTTTTCGTTGCCAGTGTGGATATAATTCCCATCGTCATCAATACTGCAATAAGTAAGAGTCTTGTGACAGTGGAAGGCGCTATCGCCTAAAATCACATCATTGACAATCTGGCTAGCGCGATCTTCTCCAAGATAGAAAGAAACCTCAGAACGAAACGGGCAATCTTTACAAGGTTTTTGCATAAAGTGAGGCGGCGCGAAGCGCCGCCCATAGTTTTATTTGTAAGAGGCTTTCCAGCCCGCAGGGGGTTCATTAGAAGCTGCGGGGTTTGCTGACTTGATCGCGGCTGGTTTTACCACTGTTTTAGGTGCGACTGTTTTGGGCGCGACTTCATACGAGTGAAAATCGGGATCTTTTTCCCCATCTCCATCCCCTTCAGTTGGAATGCAGAAAGTCAAAATCGCCAAATATTTGTAGGCGATCGACATGGCTTTGTTTGTCGATTTATCGCCTGAATCCATTGCCTCACCCTCAATTGTTGCGGTGTGTTTACTGCCATCTTTTGAGCTAATCAGATCAAACTCAACTCTAAGATTTGTGTAAATCAAAACGCCGCCGCTAGCAGTAGCTCTTTCACTCTTTTCTGAATTGATTACCCTTGGAATAATAATCAATTCATTCTCGACAAGGATCGGAGCCAATGCGTTTAAAATTGTGTCAATCCCACGAAATTTATAATTTTGTTTTTCGTTCTTTTGACTTTTGCCAATCCCTTGAGAGGCAAGGGCGGCGCTAACTTTTGCGATCGCTTTGTATACTTCCATTGCTTAAAAATCCTCTTGGTAATCAGGGTCAGTGATGGCGATCGCTATAGGGCAGGCGATCAAAAAGTGTAGATACTGCGATGCTTTGCGCCATGTTTGGCGATCGCACCAATCCATAAATGCTTGTTCTTCGTACATTGTTTTTGATGGGTAGCCATCTATTGGAGAAATATTAGTAATTTCCCCAATAGATAGTGATAGTTAAAAAATAAGGGCTTTTGCTTGCGCCGCTTCAGTGCGGATCTCTTCATCGCTTTTGGCATCGAGCAGGGCTTGCTGTTCTTGAAAGTAGATTTGTTCGCAATAATGCTTGACTGCATTGTGAGAAATCAGTTTGTAGCCGCCAGTTTCGATTAAAACATTGCCTTTCATTAAGCGAAGCCAAGGCTTAGATCCAAGTAGTAGCAACCCATGATCGGCGGCGATTTTCTCAGCTTGCTTGCGTGTGATGTCTTTTGGCTCAGGCTGTTTACGGCTTGCGTTCACCATTGCGTGAGCATTGGCGGCGCTGTAGGTTGCTGTTTTGCGGCGAAGGTCGTAAGCTCCAATCCATTGAAAATCAGTCATGTTATTATTCTCCTAAGTCCGTGAGATGGTTGTTTAACAAAAGCCCGTTGCCAGTGCCTTAGTGACGGGCTTTTGGTGTTTAGTGTGAAACCAATTTTTTGCCGTTAGGCGCGTAACCCCTAGCAGCTAGCCATTTTTCAGCGCCTTTGCGAGTTTTGAAGGATTTGGACTGAGTAAGAGTTAAGGCTTCAAAAGTTCCGTCGCTATCTTCAAAAATACCAGTGGTCAATGATTCGTTGTTGCCTAAATCTAATACTTGCATTGCCTTTCTCCTTAATGTTTTGCGGTGTTTGTTTAACCTTTTAATACAATAACAGCTAGTTAGTATCATGTCAATAGCTAGTTAGCATCTTATTAAAATATTTTGCTATCTTGACAGCATCCTAGTATTTGTGTATGTTGATAGCATAGTATTATGAGGTCATGGAATTGAAAAGCAACCTTCCTGCATTAATGCGTGAGAAAGGAGTCGATCAAAAAACTGTTGCGGCTCAAACGGGTTTAAGCCCTACAACCGTAAGTAAAATCTATCGCAATCAGCTTGATAGATTTGACCGTAAAACAGTTGTTGCTTTGTGCGAGTACTTTAATTGCACAAAGCTTGATGACTTAATTTCTCTCGCTGACTAACCGCGCGATCGCCTCAACATCGCCGATCATTCTCGTTTGACTGCTGATATCTATTGAGAGAATTATTGTTTTTCTGGTGAAGTATATGGACTTGCAGCAATTCGCTTTTAATTCGCAATCGGTTCGCATCATTTCTATAAATGGCGATCCTTGGTTTGTGGCTAATGATGTGTTAAACGCCATTAAATCAACGACTAAGACTAATGCGGTAAAAGCCGTGATATCAGAAGGTTTGGGAGAGGGGTACGTTAATAGCACCCCCCTTGAAACATCAGGAGGTGTTCAGGAAACCACAATTATTCATGAAGCTGCTGTTACCTTTCTTGTTTCGCGATCGCGCACTGCAACAGGTAAAGCTTTTAATCGATTGCTTCATGCTGAAATCCTTCCAACCATTCGCAAGACTGGTAAATATGAGGTGGTTCCTTCTCATCCTGCTTTACCCACAAACTTTGTAGAAGCTTTGCGCCTTGCTGCTGATTTGGAAGATCAAAGATTAAAGCTTGTGGAACAGAATCAAGCGCTTCAAATGGAAGTTCAAACCCTAGAACCAAAAGCAGAACGTTACGATCTTGTAATGGATTCTGATGGATGGATGACGGGTGAGCAAATTGTTAAACAGCTTGCTATCCCTAAGTTTTCAGTACGTAAGCTCTATGATATTTTGCGTGAAGAGAAGGTATTGTTTCGCCGTGCTGATGGCTTAAACATGCCATACGCAGAATGGCAAAATGACAAGCTTGCTAAACTTCGCAATTCAGAATGTTTTGATGGTGTATTGCGATTCTCACCTGTGTTCTCTTGGAAGGGGTTGGATCGCATTTTGGATATTTTACGAAAGCATCAAGTTATCCCCAAAGATAAGCAATACAGATTTAATTTTGATTCTGACAAAATTGTTGCGATGAAGAGGGCTTAACCCAATGGCTAAACCCAAGAAGAAAGCGCCGCAAGTTGAAGAAGCGATCGCAGTCCCTAAGAGCGATCGCTACGCTTCACGATATCCAAGCTGGGAAGCGTTCGTTATGGCGATGGTTCCTGCTGTCAAATATCCAACTATGCATGGAACTTATTTAAAGTGAAATACAATGACATACCCTTCACCACTTGTTACCGATGCGCCAAAAACTGTGATTAACATTAAATTGCCTCAAGGCAAAACATCATTAATCATTAAAGCATTTACCTATAACAAATTGTCTTTGCACGCTGAAGATAACACCAAGTACACATCTTGGGCTTTGACCCATAAACCGACAGGCTATTTACTCCATCGCTTTTCGCATAGCGACTATAAAAAACCTTTGCAGTTTGCTAAAGCAGTTGCCTTGATTGCTTCTCAGTGGGAATGGGCTGGAACGGACGTAAAATATATTCAACGTGAAACACTCCAAAAATGGTCTAACTTGAGAGAAGAGTTAGAGCTAAATTAGTCAAGCTAAGCGGCTATAGATTTGCTTTTAAGCACTTTTTTGCTTGATTTGCAATGGTTTCAGCGATCGCCACGCCTAAAAACAGGTTTGCTTTTAAGCACTATGCATCTAATCGCTACATAACAAAACGCGATCGCAACTACTCCGAACCAATTAAGGTTACTTTCCCAGAGCAATAAGGCGATCGCTAAGCACAGCAATATTTTAAGCATCTAATCTTTTTTCGATATCAGCAACCTTTATTTCGAGCAGTTCAACGCGATTTTCAATGCTTGATTTCTTGGCAATTAGGCGATCGCCGCAAAACTCATTGATCACACTGTTGTAGTTAGCCTTGCTATTGGTTTCTTTTAGCAGATCAACATAAGTGTCTAAAGCCTTATCAATATCCTCATCAAGCCTTATCGTGCGCGGTTTTGCTTTCGCCATACCAATTATTTTAAAAAACTAAATACAAATTAGCATACAAAGTGTATTGACACTACTGCTTACAGTCTGTATGCTAATTTGTAATCGGTTTTTCGGATGAAGTTCGGCGAAGTTCGTTTTACTTCACTCGAAAACGCTCCTAAATTCGTTTAACAAAAGAGGTGATGCAACGGTGTGAAATATGCGGAAATCCCAAAGGATGATCCAATAAAAAGACAGGTAGAAATTCCTGAAGAAAATTGGTTTTCATGCAAAGCGATCGCAGAAATGATTCTGGCTAAATACCCTCACTTAAGTGTTGATGGACAAATTAGAACAGTGCAAAAAGCGGCGCAAACGCTAAGAACAATCTCAGAAATTAAATTAAGAAAATATGGGTACACAAAAGATGACGTAATACCCCGACGTACATTTAAAACCCCCATTTACACTCGCAAAGGGGCGATTGCAATCCTTGAAATAATTGGTTATGGAGTAAACAATGTCACTGAAGAATGAAGTAAAAACAGCAACAAGCGCTCTTGAAGTTCGGAGTCTAGCCGATGTACAGGCGCTGACGACTCAAAGCATTGAAAATATCAGCGAAAATATCAGCGAGAATGCATTTCATGCGGTTCGCTCAAAATCTGCACAAAAGCTAGCTTTTAAAGTAGCTTCTCATACTGACGGGATTGTTGATGACGCGATTGAATTGTTGGAAAGTTTTTTGCCAACAATGTTTGTAATCAGCAACGAATCCAGCGAACCCCTGAATCTGGATATCGAAGTCGTGGACAACAATATTCTGGAAGCGGCGTAAACAACATGTATGAAGTACCCATTGATACTCAGCAACAATTCACAGCACAACCAAATACTGAGGCTCCTATTGTTGCTGTCAATCCTTACCAAACCCAAAGGCAAGGTAGTCGGTATCAGTGGGTAAGCCCTCGCAATATTGCTTTAATCTTTGGCGGTTTAACTGTAGCTGTCATTGGCGCGATCGCCATGCGTAGCACTGCGATTAGCACTGATCAAGTGATTAAGGTAGCGCCGTTAGCTCAACCTACCGTAAAAACTGAAGAAATCAACAAAGCCATTCTTGAGGGAAGTATCGAAGATTTAAACAAATTAATCTTTTTAACTAACGAGAGACTAGGTAAAGATAAGCCAGCGCTTCAAAACGAACGAGCTAAAGAGATTACTGCATGGGGGAACAAACTAGTTACTGATAGAAACAGTAGTTGCTACAAAAGCGTTCATCAGCGCAAATGCTTTATCAGTATTTTCCTTAGAGAGCAAATTGAGCGATATAAAGACGCTTACCGTTCTCGCAAATGGGAAGAAGCAAATAAAGCTTTATTTCAGATTGAATCAGCGAGAATTGCTTGGGGCGGATCTGGTGATCTTCCTTTGGATGGTGATGCAACCGCCTCAGCAATACGGAATGAACTCGAAAGACGGATTGAAGTTGAGCAACAAAGCGACAATGCGATCGCCGCCGAAATGTTTGGAGGTAAGCAATGAAAGCATTACCCCATGCTCTAAGCTTTGTTTCTAGCTGTATTGCTACTGCACTTTTGGCTAATCCTATGCCTTATGTAGTGCAAAACCGTGCCGAATTAGGTCAAGTTTTAGAGCAATACGCAATCAACAAACAGGCGCTAGAGTTGAACTCACGCTCTTATAACAACCCTATAGCGATGGGAATAACTGGAGCGATCGCGTTAGTTTCTTTTGGCTTTATGGTCAAAGAGTTGAGCGATAAGCCTTTGATTCAAGCTGCTATACAGCCAGCACAAAGCACTCAAGCACCGCAATTTGTGAATAATGTCAATGTTCGCAATGTTGCTGTCAGTCGTCCTAGTCAAGAATCTAATAGACCTATTAGGACTGTTGATGATTCTGACTTGATGGATGACACAGGCGCTTGGATTCTTAAAATGATGTTTGGTGAAGATGGATTAAAACGTCAACACTACAAGATTGAAGGCGTTTCTCAGTCTGGTAAAACCACGTTTGTAGAGTATTTACTATCTCTACTATCAGGTGAAGATCCGACGACTGAAAAGCTTTTAATTGATCCTAAGTATCGCAAAGCAAAGCCTAACTGGTCTTTCGCTCCTTACTGTGCAGATATCGCTAAAGTTCCTAAAGCTCTTGAAGATTTTGTTTCGGAAGTAGAAGAAAGGCAGCAATCAGAGACAGACTTTGCTGATCAGTTCCCCAAAATATTTGTCATTGACGAATGGGACTGGATATATACGGATCACGGTAAAGAAGCATTAAGGAATCTTCGCAAGTTAATCAAAGTAGGAGCCGAATTAAGGTGCTATGTCGTGCTATTAGGTCAATCCCCATTAGCAAAAGATATAGGCTTATCGACTTCTGACTTTGATCAGATGGTGCGTATATCCATCGGTAAAGTTGCTCTTAAGGTGCTTAACAATCCTGCTCACTTTGCCTTTAGTAATCGCGACGAATTACTTGCTAAAGCCGAAAAACTGTACACCACAGGACAACGCTTTGCACTTGTTCAAG